GTCATTCCTGACGAGCACAGTATTTTTCACGAGCATCGCCGGAATGCCTTGGTCGGCATTGATGCTCGGTCGATTGCCCAAGACGATGTCTGCGGCATCTTGGGCGCGGTTCCACGCACGAGCGCTAATGGCCGCCCCGAGACGCTGGCCCTTCTCAATGCGGCCGTCTGGGCGTGCCATCACGACACCCCGATGCCCAGTTGGGCAAAGTTGGACGAAGTGTAGACCGGATTGACGTACACATATTTGGGGCGTTTGAGCATGTCTGCGGAGCCGGCACCAACGGTCGCCTCGTACTTTACCCACAGATATTCGTGGCCCTTTTTCTCGATGCCTCCAATGTTGCCAATCTTGAGTGCCTTTGTGGTTTCGTTAGCCCCCGCGTTAGGCGATGCCACGAACTTGTACGAAAGCGACCAAGGGCCGTCGCCCTTTTCGCTGTCCCAGTCCTGCGAGCCAGAGCAACCAAGAAACAACACCTCGCCAGCGCGGAACGTGCGAAAGGCTGCATTGTTTACGGTGCCGGTCATGAACGCCGTGCGCTTAATGTAGTTTGCCGTGACGTAGGAGCTCGGCACATCGTATGTTTCGGTCCACGACAACGCCGGAACCACGATATCCACGCCCGCTACGCTGTCGCCGTCGACCCCAATGGCACCGAACTGGTCAGGCGTCATTGAGCCGGTAGGGCCATACTTCCGTTCGCCCGTAACGGTGCGAGTGACGATCGGCAGGCCGTCTGGGCCTTCAACGGCCGTCGTGGTGTCGTCAAAAAGCGGGCTTTGCGTGATGTGCTGCGTGCCGCCCGAGGTGTCGAACGACCGTGACCTCCGCAGCGGGTCCGGCTGATCTTCGTTGTCGGCCCCGGTCTTTTCGTAGGAAATCGTCACCTGCCATGCGTCGTCGCCCAGATACGAGACGCTGTAGCTTTCCGCGAGCAACTGCACGTCTGGCCGACCGGGGTACTGCCAAAAGCGAAGCTGCGATGAAATTCTCGAATTGGCTTCGGCGTGAACGGCCACGTCATCGGTTGTGCCGAAGACCTTGTAGGACCGCGTCATTGTGGACGACGCCCGCTTGCCCAAGCGAACAATGGTGGAGGACCGCGATTCGTTGTCTTCAACCCAGGTGAGTGCCATGGCTATGCGGCTACAACGCCGTCGTCTCCGGGCCGCGTGTTTTCCTCGATGGCCTTGAGCGCGTCGAGTTGCTTCTGAGCAAGGCTAGACCCAAACCCAAGCCCCCCAAGCGCCATTGACGAGAACGTGCCGGCCACTTCGGCGGTGCTCGTGGCGGCATCGCCGCCAGCGGCTCCAGCCCCACTGCGGATTTTTTCGCCTGGAGACCCGCCCATTGAACTGGTCGATTTGCTGATTCGCTCCTGGGCGTCCTCAAGCGCGGTCTCCAGCGCTGCCGTCTGCGTGGACGTGAGGCGGCCGGTAGAGGACAAAGCGTCAAACTCCTCGTACATGCCACGAAGGGCGTCCATTGACGACGCTCCCTCAATGTCTTTGAGGAGCCGCGTGAACTGGTCATTGCGGACCCGCTGTTCTCGTTTGCCGCTCGCCTTGCCTCTCACGTCTGCTTCTGCCGATTGCGTGGCGGCCCGTCGCTCATCAGCCCGGCGGCGGTTTTCGGCCTCGCGCTGGTCAACGGTTGCTTGCGTGTTCTCGTCGACAGCTTTTTTCCGGTCTTCCAAATCCTTGTTCGCCTGATCGTTCTCGCGACGAGCCTGTTCAGTGCGGCCTTCGACGCCTGGGCGATCCAACTCGCGCTCCCGGCGGCGAGCGTCCATTTCGTTGTCGACCTTCTCGTTTTCCTTTTTGAGATCAAATCCTTTTCGGAAAAACGATTGAACGTAGTTCCACGATTTGCGGATGCCGGCCTCCAAGTTGTCCCACGCTGCCATCACACCGTTGATCACGTTGTCGAACGCGCCTTGCAGGTAGGCCCCAAACGTGTTGAATGAGTTGGAAACGCCAACCCAAATCGAGTCCCACGCCTTGTAGATTTCCGCCCCGAGGATCGTGAATGCGTTTTGGAACGTAGAGATCCACGGGTCGACGTAGCTCATCAGAGCCTCGACGCCGCGGAGCCAGCCGGCCTTGAGGCCCGCCCACAGAACATCCATCGCCCCGGCGAGGTCGCCGTCAGCGATGGCCTCGTAGATGCCGTTGAAGGTTGTAGTGGCGGTCGATGCCAAGTCGCCAAAGACGGTGATGGCGTCGCCGATCACAGAACCAAAGGCAGACCCGATGGCAGACCCTGCCGCGCCGGCCATTTCGCCCACGCCGGCTAACGCGCCTTTGATCTGTCCGCCAAATGAGTACGCAAGCGCGGCAGCGCCGCCAATAGCAACAGCTAGTAATGCGAATGGTGCCAGCGGGGCCAACCACGCCGCAGCCACCGCCGCCGCACTGGCTACGCTGCTGGCCACAACAACGGCGCACGCGCCGACGTAGGCCGCAAATCCAGAAGCCGCTCCAACGACAAATGTTGCGACAGCCGCTGCAGCAGGTCCCAACCACGCCGCAGCCACCGTAGCCGCACTGGCTACGGTTCCCGCCACCATGTAGGCACAACGCCCTAAATACGCTGCAAACTGAGCGGCAGATGACCCGACAAACGTGGCAATTCCAGCCAATGCGGTCGTGGCCCACGAAGCGGCAGTTGTGGCAGCCGATGCAGCAGATGCCAACCCGGCCGACACGGCAGACGTGATGTATTTCAGCAATGACAGTGACGCGGAAATGATCGCCGCCGGCAGTGTCACAAAGACAGCGTTAAGTACGGCGACAGTCGTGATGAGTCCACCGGCAGCGAACGAAGCCGCCTGCACTGCAAGGCCCAACCCCAGCAGGGCAACTCCCGACGCCGTGAAGATGGCGACGCCCTTCGCGGCCGAGACAACCAGCGCTTCGTTTTCCTTGACGAACTTGGTCAGGCCAGTGGCGATGTTCTCAACGCCTTTCAGCAGGCTTTGCAGGCCAGGGGCCAAGGCGTCGCCAACGGCAAGCGCCGTCCCCTCTACCGCCGACAAGGCAATTCGCAGTGCCCCGCCAAGACCAGCGTCCATCTCCTTGGCGGCCTTTGCGGCCGTGCCTTCGGCATCCCGCAGGCTGTCGGCCAGGTCGCGCACGCCGTCAGCACTCTGCGAAAGCACATTTGCACTCGTGATGCCAAGCAAGCCGAACGCCTTGGCCATCTTTGCCGTCCGCTCGGCCACCGGCATGTTCTTTGTTGCTTCGTTGATCTCATCCAGAATGTCGACGAGCGGTTTGAGGTTGCCCGCAGCGTCCGTGTTCGTCACGCCAAACAGGTCTTGAAGCTCTTTCCCGGCCCCGGCAGAAATGACCGACAAGCGTCGAAGGGCGGTGCCGGCTTCGCTGCCTTGAATGCCGACGTTGCCGAGCACGCCCAAGATGGCGGCGGTGTCTTCGAGCGACAGGCCGAGGCTCTTGGCGACCGGGCCGGCATACTTGAGCGACTCGCCGAGGCTCTCAACGGTGTTGAACGTGGAGTTGGCGGTCTTCGTGAGCACGTCGGCGGCTCGTGTCGCCTCGGTAGCCCCCATCCCGAACTGCCGCAGCGTGGCGGCCATGATGCCGGCGGAGAGGGCGGCGTCGGTGCCGGTGGCCCGTGCGAGGTCGAGCACCGCCGCCGTCATGTCGTTGATCTCGTCGGGCTTGAAGCCCGCGCGGCCGAGCTCGGTCATCAGGTTCGCCACTTGCACGGCGGTGAACGATGTCGTAGCCCCAAGGTCGCGGGCCCTGTCGTTCAACTTCTGAAGCGCCGCCCCGCTTGCACCGGAGACGGCAGCCGTCGCCCGAATGGCATCGTCAAACTGGGCGAACTGCCGCATTGCCAAGCCGATCGGAGCCGCGATAGCAACGCCGATGGCGGTCATCCGCGTGCCGAGGTTGGTCATCGACTGACCAATCTTGCCGATCGACTTGTTGAGGTCGGTCAGCGCCTTGAAGAGCTTCCGCGGGTCGGCCCCGATCTCGACAAATACCTGACCGCCGCGGACCTTGCTCATGTTGCAACCTCGTGCCAGTTAGGCCCCAGAAGCTTTTGCATCTCTTCGGGGGTGGCTTGGCGTGCGGCTTTCTTTTTGGCGAATGGGTTGAGCTTGCTTGGGTCCGTGCTTGGGGCGTGCTTGGCTTTGTTGATGTTGGCTTGTTGGGCCAGCAGATTGGCGGTGTGCCACCAATCCATCTCTAAGCGGCTGTTGCGGGCAATGAGGAGGTTTCGGAGGGTCCACTCTCCTGGGTGGATGCCAAGGATGCCGGCGGCTTCGTAGATGGCGTGCCAGACGGTACGAGCGTCTCCACCGTTGCCGCCTCCAGCCCCGCCTCCGCTCTGGCCATGAGCTCCCCGCTCATCTCGTCCATCTTTGTGACGAGCAGGCCGACCATCTTGCGGAGGCGTGTCGGGAAAAAATCGACGAGTTCTCCTTCGAGCGCTTTCACGCCCGCCTCCAACGCATCCCCGCGGAGCCCTTCGAGGAATTGATCCTTCGTGAGTTTTTTGTCTTCCACCTGCTGGCGACAGCAGGCGTAGAGCACCTCGCCAATCTTGGCGTAGTTCGTCCGCAGCACCTCCAGCGTGCGGTGAATGTTGCCGGCGTCGATCAGGTCGAACGGCACCGCGCGAGTCTGCCGCTGGACGCCGCCGTCTGGCTGATCCACGTCATCGGTCACGTCAATGCTCACCAGGCCGCGAACGCGGTCGGCCGCGGCCACGGTAAGTGCCACGACCCACGGGCGGCCCTGGTCGTCACGAAACTCCCTCATGGTTATCCCCTCAGTCCGCTCTTAGTCATCCGCGCCTCCACCGTGAAGGTCGCCACACCGTCGATTGGGTCGCTCTCCGAGATGCCGGTAATTACGGCCGGAAACGACCACCCACCCGCACCGCCCGACACGGTCACCTCGGTCCCGTTCTGGCACGCCGTGAACAGCGCCCCCACGGAGGTCGTGTCGTTCACCTCCAGCGAAAGACTCGCCTCGCGGCCAGTGCTGTAGACCGACGCGAATCGGCTGCCGTACTCCTCGATGTCGATCGTCCGGGCGGACTGCGAAAACGTCACGCTGCGGACGCCAACAATGCTGCCGTCGATGGAGATGGAGCAATCTTTCCCGAGGGTAATCGGCACGGGATCACATCTCCCGCAGCGACACGGTGTAGGTCACCGCCCCGTCAATGGAAGCCGACTCCGAAACGCTGATCGCCGTCCATCCGGCGCTGTTGCTCGCGAGCGAGGAAATCAGCCCCGTCGGGTCATGGCACTCAATCTCCCACATCTTCGTGGTGAATCCGGCCTTGTAGGCGCGGTGGCCGGCGGCACCAGTCGCCCCGCCTTCGTTGTCACGGTTGGTGACATCCACAACCTCGCACTCTTCGGTGTAGGTCGCGTTGATGATGTTGGTGCCAAGCGGCGGTGCGGAACCGTCCTTGCCGAGAGAAATGGCCATGTGCGTGATGCTCCTAGATCAGGTCTGGGTATCGGACCGCGAGGCGGAAACGGTGTAGGTGGCGATGCCGTCGATCGGGTCGGCCTTGGCCACGCTGGTCACCACGAACTCAACGCCGGAGCCCATGGAGAAGTTGGTGCCGGACAGCGTGAACGTGTCGCCGGCATCGACGCCGGGGTCGTCCACGCATTCAAGCTCGACCGTCTGCTCAATGAGCGCCTTGCGGAACTTGCGGGCGGTGTCGCCAAACTTCGTAACGTCGATTTCCGAGGCGGAATTGTTGATCGTGATGCTACGGGCGTTGCTGACGCCCGTTACGGTCACGTCCTTGCCAAGCGTTACAGCCATTGCGACCTCCGGTGTGCGGGTGATGCGTCGAAAATACGGCGATCACAGCGACTGCCAGAGGGGGTATGGATGGGCCTACGGGCCGGAAATCTTGTTGCCCCACTCGGCAGCGAGGCGGTCGCGCTTGGCGGCGAGGCCCTTCGCCATAAAGCGGGCCGGCGGCACACGCGTCGATTGCGTCGCCAGGTCGACGGTCCGGCGACGGCGGGTGTGCGCTGGGTCAACCCAGATGCCGACATAGGCACCGCGGCCGGAGCCGCGTGATCCAGTCCGCCTGCTACGGCGACCGCCGCCAACAAGCGACGCAGGTGGAGAGAACTTCTCAAGCACCTTGTTTTTCCGCTTGCCCTGCGGATACGCCCCAATCATTCGCAGCACCCGCGGCCCAGATCCGCCGAACTCTTGGAGCTTGTTAAGCCACACCGCTGCATTAGTCGGGCCGATAGCCACTGACTCCCGACGCTTGTCCACGTCAAATTCGATCAGCGTCCGCAGGAATCCAGTGCGGGCGGCACCGCGACCGCGAGGGTTTTTCCACGACGTGATCTTCCCCGCCATTGGCGGCCGAAACTCCATGGCGAGCACAGGCCGCCCGTTCTTCTCGCCCACCTTCTGCCACTGTGGCTTGCTCTTCACATTGCGATGGCTGAATTGCTTCCGGGCGGACCGCTGGACGATCACGCCAGCCCCATACAGGGCTTTTTGCGTTCCCTCCTTGGTCCGCTTCTTGATGTGGCGGACGTTGATCTTGCCTTTCACCCGCGCTCGCACACGCATGGACGCCCCCTATCGGTGGACGCGGTACGTTGCCGTGATCACGGCACGCCAGACGTTTCGCTCGGTAAGGGCGTCGTCTGGATTCATGTCAATCTCGACGGTCATCGGACTGGTAACGCCCGTCGGCCACTCAATCTCGCCCCACGAGTGGTCGCGGATAAGGTCAAGCAACTCCTCGGCCATATCAATCATGGCGTCGGCATCTGCCTCGGTGGGCGTGTGGCGGCCGAGAAAGACGTTGATGCCGTAGTCGTACTGAAAGAAATCACGGCTTGCCCGCGTGGCCTCGGCCGTTGCCGGCGTGACCGCTATCACAGGGTTGATAAGGTCTTCCACCTCATACGCCGGCCAGTTCTTCCGCTCCACGGTCGGCTGGGTTTGGACGCTCGTAAAGGTCGCGGCGTCTAGGCCGTCCGCCAGGGCGTCGGCGATGTCCTTTAACACGCTCATGCGGCCTCCACCGTCCCAGCCTTTAGGATTCGTTCCATGGCCGCGACGTTTGCCGCGAGCCGCTGATCGTCTGGCAATCGTGACAGAGCCTCACGGGCAGCGGTAAGGGCTTCTGGACGCCTCCCAAGCTCCCACAGAGCAACGCCCAGAAGGTCGAATGCCTTTGTCTTCGCGTGCGGATCGCTCGCGTGTGTCATGGGGGCACCGGACGCGATTGCCTGCCGGGCGAAGCCGATGACGTTTCTCCATTCACGGCGGCGGTAGTTGAGCAACGCCAGGTGCATCCACGCATCGGGCTCGCCCTGGGCCTCGCGGGCAGAGTCGTGGAGGTGCTGCTCCTTGCCCGTCCAGCGGTAAAGCACTCGATGAGCGTAGGCCCGCTCGGTCGCAGACCCGCCGTCCATGGCGAGGTATTTCTCAAACGCCGCCACCGTGTCAGCGTGGCCGGCATAGTCCATCTCGCGGGCCAGATACCACTGGGCGCGAGCGTCTTGCGGGGCCTCGCGCGTGGCCACCTCCAAAAGAAAGAGGTCTGTCTTGTGCTTCTTCCCGGCATCTCGGTGGTGGTGGATCTCAAGCCCTTCGCAGAATGCCTGCCGCTTCTCGCCGGCCCAGCAGATCAGCCCTTCGTGGGTCGCCTGGGCCCAGCGGAAGCCATGCCTGGCATGGACGCGGTCGCAATGAAACTCCAACCCCGGCGAGCCGTCCGGCTTCCACGACCAAACGTAGCGATAGCGGAGGCTGTTGACCTCGCCATGCCACGCCGTCTCAATCGCCTGCCGCCATCCCGGTTGGAGCCGCTCGTCAAGGTCTAGGCGGACGCAGACATCTACGTCGGGCGGGACATGGTTGAGCGAAATATTGTGGGCGTCATCCCACCTCCAGGGCACGACGTAGCCGCGAGCCACAGTCACGCCGGCGGCCTCCAGGGCCTCGACAGTGCCGTCGGTCGAGCCCGTGTCGGTGACGATTCGCAGGTCGGCATCCTCGCACGAGGCGGCCCATTCGGCGACGTGCTTCGCCTCGTTCTTCGCTAGGGCGTAGACGGCGATCCTCACCGCACCACCTCGCCGCACATCCTCTCAAGCAACGGCAACCGTCTGGCGTGCTCAACGCCGCAAGGGTGAAACACGAAGTCGCCAGGCTGCCAATGGTTTCCGCCGCCAGAGTGGTCCCACGCCACCGAGTTGAACGCCCGCTGCGGAAGCGCCGTCAGCCATGCGCCCAGCCGCTCCGCGTGAATGGCCAGCCACGACTGCCAGATAAACTCGCACTTCGATGGATTCCGCCACTCTGGCTCGCTGGCTATTACGTCGTGAATCAGGTTTCGGGTGCCGTCCGTGTTTCTCCAGACGATGGCCCCGCAGTTGAAGCGATTGCGGGCGATGATGCCCTCCTCGCACACCGTGACGTGCGGCCCCAGGCCGGGCACGTCCTCTATGCGGCGGGTGTGGTCCGTGATCAGGCAGTCGGCGTCCAACCCCCACACGAGGTCGTATTCGTCGATTAGTCGCATGATGCGGTGCAGGCC